GTGAGTTCTTGCCTTTTTCATGGTCATCTCCTTTTGAAATTCTATTTACACATAAGTTATTTTTGTATGCAAGCATTTTTTCACGCACTATGGCGAGATAAGATTTTTTCTCTCGGTAGTTGGCTAGTATTTGCTTTAATGTTTTCATGAGCACATCCCCGCAAGCTGTTGATATGAGACAACTGAAGAAGTGAATCCGTCATACTCTTTGTGATACTCGAGGACAACCCTACCCTCGTTCCCAAGCGCTCTATTCTTCGCAACGGAGATGGTTGAGAAGCGATGGACGTTGAACGAATTTGGAAAAGCTCTGTCGAGTCGTTGTATGATGAGCACGTTGTCGGCGTATTGTTTTATGCCGGAGCTGCCCTTCAGATTTGCCATAGACATGAAGCCACGATCATCTTTGGTTTGCACTGGGTGGACGATAAGTATGATATGCATTCCGGTTTCGAGTGCTTTGGCATGCAGTTGTTTCATGATGGTCTCGTATTTTTCTCTTTCCTCACCTTCACGTATTGATGGTGTGAGATAGCCAAGATCTTCTACAACAGCCAGTTGAATCTTGTTAGAGTAGTGAGCGTAATTGAGACTATCCATGATTGATTCTAGTGTCATGCGATCACCATGGGGATCGATGTAGATTTTTTTTTCCTTGAAGGTTTTGACCAGGCGTTGTTTGGAGTAGTCGTCTATCTTGTCTTTTCTGATGGACTGTTTCAAGATGATACTTCCCATTTTCTCTAGGACTTTAGCGGGTCGCATTTCTTGGCTTGTTATCCAAACGCCTGTGTTTGTCCTTTCTGCGACGTTAAGTGCGAGATTTGCTGCGAATGTCGTTTTACCTGAACCAGTGTCCCCGGTTACGACGGTGAGTTCGTGAGACCTAAGCCCTCCGAGGATTTCATCGAGGTCAACAAACCCAGTGGTTTTACCTTCAGGTGTTGCGGAGAATATTTCGTCTATGGATATCTCGCTTGCATGGATGACTGTTTCCATTTTCTCACGGAACGCAGTCTTGTAGAAATCCGAGAGGCCATATCCAGCTCGCAGCGCGCCGTTTGCGTCTTTCACACCTTCAATGTCGAAAAAGATAGAGCGAAACTTATGTTTTGGTATCATTTGCTTAATCTTCTCGATCATCTGCTTTCCGAGTTTATCAGCATCAAAATTGACATACACTTGATCGAAGCTATTGATATATTGGAATTCTCTTTCGAACACCTTGGGTGCAGCGGTGATACCGTTTGGCAATGAGACCGCATTGACATAGCCAACTTCTATCCACGACAAGCAATCCCATTCACCTTCAGTGATGATGATGTATGTTTTGTCTGGGAAGTCTTGTTGATTGAAGAATGGCAGTGTGTAGTCCTCGTCGTCGCAGACAAGTGGGCTTTTAGCGGAGAAGTACTGAGCCTTGGACTCGATGTTTATTACCTTGAATCGATCCGGGACTTGTTTGTTACCTCCATATGGAAACAGTGCTTCTGTGTCGTGGATGGTGACGTTGGCATTAGTGAGAGTCTCATGAGATATGTTACGGAAATCATCTTCGTTTGTCACTGCCTTCCAGTCCTTTAGGATAGAATAATATTCAGTCATGATCTTACTCCTTCCATAAACTTATCTAGGTATGGGTCACGTTTGCCTTTCTTTTCTGATTTCATATCCGCATCCAGTCGTTCGAACTTGTCACGGAACTTGTGTGCCGACAGAATGTTTTTCCTCCAGAACTCATTGGTCGGCAACCAGTCTATTACCGCCATGATCTCAGTTTCGTTGTAGCCATCGATTCTGATTAGTTTTTCGAGATCATAGGCCCATGCTTCAATAGTGGACATTTTGTTGAGTTTCACCTTCCATGACAGAATTGACTTATGGAGGTGATTTGCTATTTTCTCAGAAACGGAACATGTATGTATTTCTTTTCTTTCTTTAATATACTCATTACTTAGTAGTGTCGGTTTTACCGGAAGCGGTAAATCCGTAAGCGGTAAAACCGGACACGGTAACTTAGCCGGTAAGGGTTTTTGCCGTTGCGGTTCCTTGGGGAGGGGCTTCTTTTTGTGCGGTTTTTGCGGATACGGTACGACAATTGTCGGTTCTTCATAGATAGTGTATTCTGTGTGGGTAAATTTGCCCTTTACCCGTATATCATTTCTTTCACATAAACCATTAGTATTCAGTTCTTTCAATAGCTTAAAAATCTTGTCTTTCTTTGCAGGAAAATTCTCGGTGAGCTGTGAAACTTTTATTGTCCAGTCGTCATGTCGACTTAGGAGATAGGCCCACAGCCCTTTCGCTTCCCATGAAAGAGAAGTAATTTCCAATGTTTTCTTGTGTAGGACAACATAAGGTTTTTCTTTGCTATGTGAAGTTCTAATAAGTGACATCTGGTTCTCCTTTAAAAGCATAAAGCTTTTATTTTAATGATTTTGAGCTTGGAGAATATACAGATGATATGATAGAATAGCTGACATAATCTCCGGTATAATCTCCGGTATAATCTCAGGCATATTAGCCTGTTCTTCAGGACTGTTTTTCCTGTTGAACAAAAATAAAAAGGTATCTATCATAACATTGTATTTCTTTTTCCAAATAGATGTTACGTCTATAGATATTTTTTGGGCAATAGAAAGTTTAAAAAACTTTTTTTGTTAATGATTTTGTGTTCTAAGCCCCTAACTCTTAGGGGCTTTTTTCATTTGAACTAGAATGGTAACGAATCGTCTAAGACTGGAGTTGTACAGGTGGGAAAGGGTGCTGGAGGTGCTGAAACTTTGCCTCTAGCAAAATAATCTCCGAGCGCACTACGCAGGGATAGACTGAATTCTTTGTAGGCTTCTTTTGTGAAAAACCCTATGTAATTGAAATATTTCTTCTCTCCTGTCTGGTCCGTATATTCTTTGTTGGGGAGAGCATAGAACTTGCCTCCATTTTCTGTATCTATCACTTTCACATCACGTATTGTCAATGGTACGTTGTCAATATAGATGACAATATCAGCGGAACCTTTTACCTTTCCGCCATGCTCATTTTTTTTGTATTGGGTTACTTCTATCTTCATGTTGTTGCTCCTATGTATAACATTAGCCCTAGTGCTAGGACAAAAATAAGTGTGACAATGATCCCACCTATCATTAAAGTGTTGGTTCTAACACGGTTATCTAGTTCCATCAGAATCTTTGATATCTCCATTGCTTTTCCTCGCTATTTCATAATAATTGTAAAACTCTGCCATGCATTCATGGATATAGCCAATTGCTCTGAACGGCTCACCACATGCGACCGTCATACCGCATACAATGCCTAAAAGAATACGCATTTCTTCGATTGGATTAAGGTCAAACTCGGCCATGGTGCAAATAATTTTCGCTGATGCATTGGCTCTTTTTAGGTGAATTTCTTTGTCTTTATCCGACATCCTCGGATCTTTCCTTATCTTTTCTTGTAGATCTTCAATATCAATATCCATCATGTCTCCTGATGTTCGTGAAATAAAGCTTCTTCTTTTGTTATGTCTCCGTTGGTAACATCCTCGATGCGAATGGCTAACTTCTTGCTGGGAGAACTTCTGCCGATCAATAACATTCGCAAGTGGGTTATCGTTATGGATAGCCTTTCAGCCATCATTTTTTGTGTCAGTTTATTTTTTCTCATGTAGGTTTTTAAATTCATACGCCTCTCCTTTTTACACATTGTATTGTAAATTAAATTTCAATATAGGTCAAGGTCTTTTTTATATAAGTTTTTCTTGTACCTAATTCGACAATGTGTTATGGTTAGGGAAAACCAGCCAACAAGGAGATGTTATGGCTACAAAACCAAAAGAAAAAGAACTCACGCTGACTCAAAAGCTGCTTGAGATAAGAAAAGAGATACCCTATTTGCAAAAAGACGCAGAAGGGTATAACTATAAATATGTTAAGGGTAGCATTCTGCTAGGACTTTTGCGTCCTAAAATGGATGAACTCGGCGTGATGTTGACCTATTCTGTTACAGAGATGGAAACAGATAATGTTGAACGGCAAGTCTTTGACAAAAAGACTAAAAAACATAGGACAATTCAAACTGGTCGAGTCAGGATGAAATTTGTTTTTACATTTTTTGACGCTGAAAACAGGGATGCTATTATAAAAGAGACAATGTGGATTCAAGGAATCGGTGATGACATTCAGGACATTGGAGGTTATAATACATATGCCTTGAGATATTTTCTTCTCGGCTTTTTCAATATCCCTTCCGATAGCGAAGATCCTGATGCATTCGAAAATGCAATTAATGCCTCGAGACCTCCAGAGTTGTTGTCCGATGAACAGTTGGATAATTTGAAGGAATTAATCAATGGACATGAGTCTATCAGAAGCCGCATCCTGAAGGCTTTTAAAAAACTAGAGTCGATTCGAAGCGAGGATTATGAAATGGTTTTAGATACTGTAGAAAAACTTATATACGACAAGGAGAACAACCGTGAAAACACTTGATATTGAACAACGTTCCGATCTATGGCTTACATGGAGAAAAGAAGGAATCGGAGCAAGCGAAAGCTCTGCTCTCTTGAGAATGAGTAAATACGATTCGCCAATGGATATATGGGAACAAAAGACTGCACGAGCGTTCCCAAAAATTGTTAACTTCGATATGCAACGAGGAATAAACCTTGAAGAAGAAGCACGACACAAGTTCCAGTCCCTTATGGGAAGAATGTTCTTTCCTATATGTGGGGAAAGAGATGACTTGCCTTTTGTCAAAGCATCGTTTGATGGAATTGACTGCAATCATGAGTACTTCGTGGAAATAAAATGTCCCAGATCTGATAAACTTGGTGATGCACTTGACTCTGGAATCATTTATCGCATCAAAGAAGAATTCCCTCACTATTGGTGTCAAGTACAGCACCAATATGCAGTTTGCGATACAGCGAAGGTTGGTTATCTGGCGGCTTATCTTGGTGGAGAAATAAACTATCTTCATATACCAAGAGATGATACCTTCATCAACAACACTCTTATACCTGAGATAACAAGATTCTGGAACGATCATGTGCTTGCTGACAAAGAGCCTGAACTCACAGATGCGGACTATCTTTACATAGATGACGCTGAGGCGATTTCCATTGCTAATGAATGGAAAGGTATCAATGAGGAGCTTAAAGCCCTTCAGGAGAAAGAGAAGGGGCTTAGAAAGCGCTTGATAGAACATGGCGATGATGGTAATGTGATTATCGGCAATGTCGTAAAGTTGACAAGATATGCAACGACAAGAATAAATTTCAAAATGGCATGTATCGATAACGAGATTGATATGGAAAAATACAAGAAAACTACTATCGGATGTTACAGGTTCACTCCAATCAAGTAGAGATGAATATGTTTTTAGCTATTGCGATATCATTGACAATTGGATCTATGGCTTTGTTGTTGACCATAGAGAAATTACTCATATGGTATCGCATGCGCTAATAAATTGCTTATTCGCTAGGAATAATCCAATCTCCGTCATCATTCCAAAAGGAAAAATCCAGAGATCCACGCTTCATATCCAGGTAATCCTCAGCACATTCCTCGAAGAACTCCTCTCCTGCATTGTCTTCGGGGTATTCTTCGACTATTTCCTGAGTTATTCGCGCAACCCTCCACACTGTGCACGATGCCAACAACATAAATACGATAATAATGAGCAGCTTGTTCATTTGATATTACCTACTTTTCCGAGAATTTCCATCTCTGCATCCGAAAGCCGTAGCTTTTGTTGCAGCGCAGCCTTGTCTTCTATGGCCTTCTGCGCTGCGTCCTCACGCGCTTTCTTTTTTATTGTCCACGCTGCTATCTCGTCATCTCTTTGCTGTTCTTCGGCTTGCGTGAGATCAACTCGCGTCGCTTTCCCTGTGCTTGCATTGATAATTACTTTATGTCTACCCATAAACCCCTCCTTAGCTTTGCGCTAATCTGTATAATCGTACCGTACCAGAGGCAATGTCATCATCAGTATACTGTATCTTAACCGCATCCGTTATATAATCAGCATCCTGATAAAAATATCCATCAACAATATGACCTGACCCTATGACAAGGCGGTAATTTGCGACAGTTTGATGGTTTGCAGCCGGAGCATATAAAAATATCTGGCCTGAAAGATGCTGTGTGTCTCCGATATCTTTTATCATTTCGTCATCGTCAGTGTCGGTAGTTACACCACCAGCAGCAACTTTAAGATATCGGCCGGACGACCACGCTGCATATGACGCACCATTATCATCATCTTGATACATCGCAAAATCAGGACCGCTCTCCGACTCGCACATGAGGTCTTCGATCAAAATCAGATACGAATACGAAGATGATAGATCTGTAAATGCAACAGACGCGTCGCTGGAAACGACGGTATTTGACACCCATTCCCAGGCTCCGGCCGCACCAGGTGAAGTGACAGCTATGTCAACAGTACCAGCACCGTTTGTTACTGTTATCGTACCACCTAATGAGGTTAGGTTTGCAGGTGTGTAAAAACCACCTGTCGTTGCGATAGGGAATTGGCCATTGGTACCGTCTGGTAAATTTATTGAATTGTTGGTCGTCATATATCCCCCTAGGTGACGTTGCTAACGCCAGATATTTGTTTAATGTTCGCCAGTGTCACGGCAGACGCTTTTTTTATCGAAGCCTGTGCTACTCCCATAAACACCTTGATGCTTGTCGCAGATCCACCGCCTTCTGGGTTAACCACGAAAGGCTGCGCGCGGTTCGCCCAATCCATAGTGTTGAGGTCTGGGGTTGCGTTACCCGCACAATATACCATCGGGCTGCCCCTGAAGGCGTAATCCATCGTCTCTAAATCTGACTTTGTTGGTAATGCCATCGTTATGCCTGGGTTATAGTCATGTCATCACAAAACACGGATTCGCCTGTTCCTGCGGCGTAGTACGCATGTGCCTCAATCTGCAAAGATCCCGCCTCGGTGGGCGTGAAGGTCAATTCTAGTTCCTGATAGTCCGTGTTATCAGCAAGAGTATCTGTCACAACACTAGCCACGCCAGCAATCTGCTCCTTCGGACAAACAAGCATTCCGACAATATCAGTCGCATGGCTCTTCTTCATCCAACATTTGACACTCACCTCGTTATTCGCCGTAACGGCTATCTTAGCGATCACCAAGCGGATAGGATTCCTGGAACTTCTGCCTGCGTCATCTACTGTCATCTTCCAACAAATACCTGATGCCGTGTGTCTATCAGCTCCATCATCACTTTCAATCGTTCCCCCATCTGTCCATATATAATAATCCCCTGATACTCCCTGATAATTGTGTGAATATGTATACCAATCACTCCATTTATTTGTTGTTCCAACCCATTTTGTTGCATCAGAAAAAGTACAATTGAAAAAATAAGTATCTGAATAATCCGTCTCAATCGAAATACCACTATCATGATTTGATATTGTCATATTATAAAATTCATTATCGCTGCATGCAACCATTTCAATTCCTTGTTGTTCGCCTTTTGTTATTACATCAATAAAAAATTTATTTTTTCTTGATGATGACATATACATACTCTCTGCGCCATTGTTTGATATTAAACTTAGAGATTCAAACTTATTGTCATCACATGTGCCTGAAAGATCCAGACCTCTACCTACATTATTACTTATACTAGAAATAGACGTAAATATATTATTGCGACAGTTTGATGACATTTCCATACCATCGTTTCCACTGTTATTTATATTCTGTAGAGATGTAAATGTATTAGCATTTGACCCTGACATATTCAAATTAACACTTGTATTATTACACACATTACTTATTATAAATGTGTTATATTCTGAATTTGCAAGCCTGAGACCGTTTTCATATTTATAAAAATTAAGATAATTTATTATATTATAATCTTTACTACTCAAATAAAGTCCTGTCCCATTTCCATTCTGACCATCGAAAAATGTCTCGCCATCTTGGGTATTGTTAGAATTGTTATAACCTCCTTGATATTCAATATCATTTCCTGATGTCCCACTGTCTTGGATTTCCTGTACTGCATTTGAAGTAGAAGTCATTAACGTTTGTATCGGATTGCGAAAATATGTCGTAACAGTTTCCGTTGTTCCTGAATATCCTGTTCCGAATGATACAGGATCATCCGTTGGTTCATTGTCAGTATCATTATCCATCCAAATTACTTTGCCGTCTTCACTGATACTTTGGATGCCATAAAATCCGTCTGTGCCTCCTTGCTGTGAACTATTCTTAGAGACAAGACTTTGCATGCATAGACCTGAAGTTGTACATGCAACAAAATTGTCCAAATAAATACCCGTTGTAGCTGCGGCTGATGATCCTGAATATAATGCTATTGATTCGATGGACGCACCTAAATTAACATTGTCTCCTACTATAGTAAGACACACCCATTCGCCAGTAGACGGAATAGCTGGAATGGCTATTGTATCAACAGGTGTCGCCCCTGCTATGTCTGAACACAAACATATCTCCCAATCATTTGCCTCAATTGCTGTAAGATTGTGAAGCCAGAAACCAACTTTTTGATAACCTGAGAAATCAACACCTACGCCGCCACCTATCTGAAAATGACCATAAAGGGTGTCATTTGCTGGACCCGCTTTTACAATTTTTGCTGAAGCATCACCTGATTTATAGTCTGTTGTATTTTTGGTTACAGTCGCTCCATTATCCGCTGACCAAGTTTCCTCGCATCGCGTTATTGTTTTGGTCGTTGCCGATGCAAGTTTGACTGTTTTGTGATTTACGTTAACGGCTGACCCACCAGAACCAACAGCAATTCCCGTTGAACCATCAAGAGTATAGTTGTTTGCATCCGTTCGCGTAACAATCCAGGCTCCATTTGCAGTAGAATTTGTGGAATGATCTTTAATATAAACAACATTGCCTGTAATAAATCCATGTCCAGCATCACCAATGCTAATTGGAGATGCATTTGTTGAAGATGATATACCCTGAGTGCTTGGCATAGTTGTCGGACAGTCTGTCCAGGTTCCGTTACCTATTGAAACTGAATCGGTTGACTTCGCTATACGGATGATATCCCCAGGAACAATCCTTACTGCAGTAGGACCTGCCGTTATCGTTTTCCAAGCACAGTATGTGAAGTCACCTCCGATATCAAAGTCTGCACCTACCGCTGCTGAAACAGTCTCAGACTGAAACGCTGCACTCTTCCCGTAGAAATACATGTCGCCTGACGCATCATTGGTTCCCCATGCTCCCCCCGTCGTATCGACATATGTGACGTATGCAGTACTGACGCTTGTATCACCAGTAACCAACTCGTCAGCGATAGGCTCTGTCCCAGTTCCATTTGTGAATGCCACTGACCACCAACCGAGAGGGGTCGCGGTAGTAGCATCATCCCCTAGCTCATAATCCATATAATATATTGCCATCTAGCCAACTCCTTAAACGTGTTCGACTTGGATCAAACTTGGGTTAAAGAACATTTCATCGTCAGAAAGAGACACGCCCATCACGGCAATTACTTCGTCGGTGCTCGAAGGTGCCGTCTCTGTGAGAGTATTAGTCGTCGTGCCTGTTAGACTTAAGTAAATCAAAAGACCCGCACTTGACCAGTTCCAGGCATCCTGACGAGCAACACCAAGCAAAAGATAGTTTCCTGTGGCTGCACCTGTAATCGTTGCATCTGCACACATACACGTTGCAGAAGAAGTCGCAATTACACTCGCATCAGCTATCTTTGCTTTTCCATCTGCAGTAGCAATCTGACAAACGTCTCCGAATGCCTGATTTTCATTTGCAACTAGCCTGACAATAATACCCGTGGCCGTAAGGTCTGCGGCTGGAACCGCTGTGCTGACTAAGCTATTGTTAATCGAATTTTGGGTCATAATAACTCCTTAAGTTACGTCTATGTTTCCAATCGAACTCAACACAATCCAGTCAGTGTCGGCCACGCTGCAAACGAGTTCCACGCAGTCTCGTGTTTCAGTCGATTCAAGTTTTCCTCCGGCACCTGGAGTGGTTGAATCGGTGCCATAGAAAATAGTCTCTCCTGCGTTCTGAGCGATTCCCCAACCAGCGGCCCCCATTCCTGCGATACGCAATACCGAACCGACAGCAGCCGTTGTCGGAAGTGTCACTACAACTCTGGCTCCTGCATGGTTGCAGATATAACCATAATTCACAGTTCCACCAGTGGCCCCCGTAACAACCGTCCAGGTGATAACTCCACCAGATCCACCAGTGGTGGCGAGATCAATTGCTCCTGCGGTATTTGTAATCGTTACAGAACTATCAGCAGATGCTAATGTTGCCAATGAAGGATCGTTTCCAGTATTACCGATCAAGAGTTGACCATCGGTGAGCGCTGCGGTGACACCAAGATTAAATCCCGCACCGCCTCCACCGAGAATTACTCCATGATCTGTTTGAGTACCTAGCCGAGTATCTAATCCATCAGGATGAACAGCTAATGTATCACTAGTTCCGGTTGTCGTTTGTGCGCCCGTTGCGAGTTCTAAGACACCGGTTTGCGACTCATTACCTGCCCTTGCTTGAGCGGTGAGCGTTCCTGCGCCGAGGGTCCATGTAATTGTACTATCAGAACTGCCAGGAGTAGCGAAAACGGGATCGTCCGCAGAGTCGCCGACCAATAATTGACCATCGCTCGCTACTGTTAGCGCTGTTATAGCTGCTGTCCCTGATCCAACGAGCACAGCATGGTCTAGGAGCGATGCAGCTCCTGACCCGCCTCCAGCTACTCCAAGCACGCCTAAAGCGAGAACTGCACTACCGTTCGTTATCATACATTCCCCAGCATTACCATCAGCCATCGGATAGTCAAGACCATCGATTGTAACGGCCTCTGTCCCTTTTGGTGTTATAGTGATCGGAATGTTTGCGTCCGTTCCATCTGCTGCAAGTGTTGTCCCCGTAAGAGTAACCCCTGCTGCTACCACATTAGTATCAAAAGTTGTTCCATAACAAGTGCCAGTAACAGTGAGATCGCCATCAGCCTCACTGCATACACATGTTAATGTTCCTGCGCCAGTACTGCCGTTAGCCGCTATCAGGTCTTCAAAATGTCCGATCACTGTTGCTGAAGCACCAACAAATGCAGAATAATTATTGGTGGCATTTTCAACATGAATATGATTATAAAATAATCTGGTAACCGTTACGGTATCTGCTGCATAAATTCCATAAGCATTTGTACAACCAGTACCATCAATTTCAATTCTATTACGGAAGAATTCATGAGTTATTCCCGTTCCTGTAACATATACAAGACCAGCAACAAGGGAACCTGTATCAGTGATACTAATTATGCAGTCATGCATTTGAACAACACCGGTCGTAGCTAAATCAATTGCAATAGCCGTAGCAAGTTCAGTGCCGGAATTTGTTATTGTCGCTTCATGAAGATCGTCTAAATGAATTGCCCCTCCATTACCGACGACAAAGGCTCCTTTCTGTGCGGTTCCACCACCATTGCCCGAATGAGCATATGTAAATTGTCCTGAACTAATTCTCAATGTTCCAGCACCGGTTATCTCTCCAACACGTGGTTGCGGTGCTGCTGCAATAGCTGCTGTGGTTGTCATCTTTATGTTACATTCTTTGAATGTACAAGCTCCGGTAGTTCCTCCAACTGTTGCAATCGCTGTTGTTGCTGCTGTCACTTCGATTTTCATATTCCGCACCTGAGATGCAGAACGCGAATTGAAATCCAAAACAGTAGCATCAGTCTGTTGTATTACTACATTCTGTGCCTTACCCATACCGATAAGTGTTTGTCCATTCGCATCGAGTGTTACCGTCTCGGCATATGTACCAGGATAAACGAGAATCGTAGAATTAGCAGGAGCTGTCGTAACTGCTGCCTGAATAGTGAGCTTTGCGCTGCTAAAATTAAGACCATCGGCGCTATCATTACCCCACTTGCCGACAAAATAAACAGCAGAACCCGGCCTAAGAGTGACATTGCCTGCTGTAATAGCAAAATCATAAGCATCGAAAGTGGCAATTCCTTTATTTGTGTCGCTGGCATCTTCTCCAGCGATAGTTACGGTATTACCTGCTCCTGTTGTGTCCATACCTTCACCAGCAAGGATATTTAATACTCCTGCTGCTGGAATTGCAGTTCCGCTTGATGTTGGGAAGGATGACGCTGCCGTGCCATCAACTGCAATAGTTATTGTTTGATTCAGATGAGTAACGTTCACTCCAGCGCCACCAAAAAGATCGAAAGAATGTGCATTGGGTGTCATCTCACCGCTGTCAGTATCAACATATTTGACGACGTTATCTTTTAGATAAACAAGACCTGCGGTTATGTCGAAATCTGGATCTGAAAAATAGGCAACACCCCTCTGTGTATCAGAAGCGTTGGCTATTGTGCCTTGAACTCTATTAATACCAGGAGTTCCATCAAAAGATAGCCCTTGAAGCGCTGTGCCAATAAGATTAATATTACCTGCACCGTCGCCACCAACAGCACCGCCAGTATCACCAGTGATTGATTTTATATCACCACCTAGAGGAGTACTTTCTGAAATAATCCCACCCTGAGACATGTGAAACCTCCTATGATCCTGATTCTACAATTAATGCTTCAACTGTTAGCAAGCCTGCTGTAGGTGCTGCCCCAGTAACGTATCTGCATGAAATAACTTTTCCAATTCCTAAGAATTGAGGCAGGTCGGCTAATGCTTTATTCGCGGTGATATCCCACAACTCAAAGCTATTTTGTGGTAGATATAGCTTATCATTAGTGCCATCATCAGAAACATATAGCGGTACATCTGTTGTATTTGTAATTTTGATTGCACGTACAGATTTTGTGAATGCTACTCCGACTTCAACGTACTCATCGTCCATATCATCAAAGTCTAGTTGTCTTATATTGTCAAAGACTGCTCTTTTTCCAATACTCATAGAACCCCTCCTTTCGTATACATTGCGGAGATGGACGTATACAAAAACACTGTTTCGTATACATCTGTCTACGTCTGCAATGAGTTAGCAATAATATTGCGCAATTTGCATTGCACCTGTAATACAGGCTTGTAACAAGTCTAGGAGTTTGCCATAAAGGTCTCAAGAATTATTTTAACTTAAAATTTATTGTGTGTAATTTTTACTTGTGGTATAAAAAACAATTCAACACTAACCAAGGAGTGTAAAATGCAACTAATGGTAGACCCAACCACCAGACAAAAACTTGTCGCTGTAAAAAATGCTAATAGGTCTTTTGTTCTTGAATATCCAGCAGATAGCGACACAGCAGAACTTTATGGTGTCGTAAACGATATCAAAAAACAACTATGGACTGCTCTTGAGGCTGAAATGAAAGCTGAAGTAACTGATGAAGAAAAGCCGAAACCTGATGCAAAATATCCAGAACTGGAAGCTAAAAAAGAAGAACAAGAGCCTATAGCAGAATAAGGCAACGAATGTCTCTTCGGAGAAATCCCCCAGGCCGAGGGTTAAAATCCTTAGCCTGGGGCTTTTTATAAATCGCTGATTATGCGATAGTTCCCCCATTATTACCAGTAACAATCCAGCCAGCAGCTCCGGCATCATAGTACATCTGGCAACCAAGTCCTAGTGGGTTGGCAGCAAATGTAATTTGAGTTCCACCAATCATACTAGCAGGTGTAATCTTAAGAGAATCAGCAGCATTACCAACAGCTACAACAGCAAATATCTTTATTTGTCCATCGACACCATTAGCAAGGGTGGCTTCATTAAGATCAGAGTCACCGTCTGTTGTAATTTCGGTAACAACAGTTAAAACAGAGACAGCGACACCTCCACTATCCGATGTAATTGCATCAGGCGTGAAAATGCCTTTACCAACATGAACAATACCACCGCTTCCAGCGTTCAGAGTGGTTGTAGAAGTGGTATTTGTTGAACCGATGACAGTTGTCTTCGCAGCAGCCCCTATGTTAAAGCTGGCCGTCCTCGCTCCGGTGCCGTCTCCAATGATAATTGCACCAGTATTAGCACCCGTTCCGGATACGGTGTACGTGCTCGCAACATTACCTTCTAAGGTGAAGTTGCCAGTTCCGCATAATAGGTCTAAGCTAGCCGCTGCTGTGACGGTTCCTATGGTCACAATATTTCCAATTGCGCCCGTGGCTAGGTTAAGTGTCTTAGCTGCAGTTCCTCCCGTGGCAATATCAATCTGTTGTGCACCAGTACCGCCAGCAATCGTGATAGTACCTGTATTAGCACCTGTAGCCGAGATACCATAAGTAGACGCAACATTACCCTCTAAGGTGAAGTTGCCTGTTCCGCATAATAGATCTAGTGACGCGGCAGCAGTAACGGTTCCTATGGTAACGATATTACCAATTGCACCTGTAGCAAGATTGAGTGTCTTAGCAGCAGTGCCTCCGGTAGCAATATCAATCTGTTGAGCACCAGTTCCACCAGCTATTGTTATTGTACCAGTGTTCGCTCCTGTTGCAGAAATCCCGTAAGTTGTTGCAACATCCCCTTCAAGAGTGAAATTACCAGTACCACAAACAAGATCGAGAGACCCTGCTCCATCAGCAGTTCCTATGGTGATAAGGTCGGCTGTTGCGCCTGTTCCTATGTTAACTGTCTTAACGCCAGTTCCGCCACCAGCAATCTCAACAGTCCTTGCTCCTGTTCCAGAGGCAATTGTCACTGTTCCAGTGTTCGCACCAGTCGAACTTATATCATATGTAGACGCTGTTGCACCTTCAAGAGTGAAGTTCCCTGTACCGCAAAGCAAGTCAAGACTAGCTGCTCCAGAAGCACTTCCTATAGTCACCAGGTTGGCAACCGCGCCAGTAGCAACGTTAACAACCTTAGCTGCGGTAGCTCCAGTAGCAATCGCAACTGTTGTGGCACCTTCACCAGTACCAATTTGAACAATATTGATGCCATCAGAGTCACCGAATGTCATCGTGCCCGTTCCAGAAGTTCCACCTATCGTGATAGTACCACCAGTAGTCGATGCGCCAATGTCGTATTGAGTAGCACCTACACCATCAAGAGCAAAGTTTCCAGTACCAGTTGCAAGAATCATTGCAGTCGCGCCAGTAACATTACCAATAGTAATCGTATGTGCAACACCAGCAACACCAACATCAATAGCACCAGTTCCAGAAACAAGAGCTAACGCCGAGGCACCAGAAGTGTTACCAATGGTGATTGTACGAGCCGCTGCGCCAGTACCTATGTTGATATTTTGTGCAACTGCATCAGTACCAATTCCTATAATGCCAGCAGAACTGTTTAGCTCAAGGACACCAGCACAATCAAGTAGAAGTGTGTCGCTTGAATTAATGACAATATCACCTGCACCAGTAGATGTGAGAACAACACCGCCTGTACCTGAATTCAACGCTACTTGAGTAGTGCCTGTCAAGTTACCTATTGAAATGTTCCTTTGAGCTGCTCCAGTACCTATATTGATCGCACCAGCACCCGCATCGGCACCAAGATTCAATGCTACAGCACCAGTCACAACAGTAGCACTGGCACCTAAAGATGCAAGACCTGTCGTTGATAAGGTTGAGAATGCACCAGCAGCAGGGGTAGTGCCTCCGATGGCACCTGGAGCTGCTAGTCGAGCTGTCAATGAAGATGGAACAATGGCTACGTCTGGATCTGTTCCTGTTACGGCCTCAAGGTCTGTAGCTAGCTGTCCGATACCTGAAACAGTTGTGGACCAGTTAACAGCACCCGCAATCGCAACCGCTGCTAATCCAGCAGGTGTGTTTGCAATATCAACTGCCGTACCAGTTACACTTTCTCCAACAGTTGCGAGACGGACGATACCAGCTTCAGTAGTTGAAGCTGCATTTACAGATGCGACATCCCATGTTCCAACACCTGCGGCACTTCCAATGAATGTATAAGCAGTGTTGGCCGCTGTATCAATCCAGATTTGCCCTGGCTCAAAGCCTACATCTGCTGTAGTTGGTGCACGACCAACTCTTAATGGCATTGGCATTACGTCTTGTAATGAATTATCAATACCATAAACTCTAGTTCTTTTCTTAACCATGATACCCTCCTCTTATTTCGGGTTTCCTGTAAGCGTATTTAAAGAAAAGATTAATGATGTAGAAAAAAGATTATATATTGACTTAATGTTGTGATAATGATAAAATGTGTGTTTTAACAAAGGGGGGCTATATGCAACGACTTTCTATTGAGGTAATAGACGAACTGATGAAGAACATCAAGATTCGTGTCGCCATGGAAAACGTTTCACTTAAACGTTGGGTAACGCGTCTTATACTTAAAGAACTTAACAAGAGCAACGGAAAAACATGATTTATATTATATGTTTCATTGGACTCGTCATATTCGGTATATGGGGGGTGCTCTACACTATATTTGCAGAGGAATTAGAAGAAACTAATTAATCTTCTTCCTTTTTCATTGCTTCATCCAGAGCTGATAAATTCTTAATCAGAGCTGTTGAATCTTCTGCTAAAGCAGATTTCATAGCCTTGAGATAATATTTTCTTAATGTAGGACTCTTCATAATGCGGGCTATTTGTTCTCCTCCAGTAACAAGACCATAACCCGCAGCGGCAGTTCCTAACGCAGCTCCAGGTGCCGTAATTCCAAATCCTCCTGCCGCTACGGCTGCTAGATGGGGATACTTCTTTATACTTTTTTCTATGAAATGACGAACCTGTTTACTTTGTCCAATGGCTGCATGCAATTCCTCTGCTTTGGTCCAAGATTCAATGAAAGGCTTATTTTCTATGCCATATTCATTGATTGCAGATTTAATATCTCCTCTCAAAGAATTGAAATTCTTTTTCAAACTGGCCTTTACATCTTTTGGGAGATCATAAAGACTCGAGGAAATTTCATTTATATTTCGTTTAAATTCAATAAGTTCCGCAAATTCAATACGATCATTGTTTATTTTTTTCTGAAGTTCATTTATTTTGGTTAATACTGGAGCTTTTGAAGGAGTAGTGCCCCCTTTAGACAATTTACCTTCAAGATCTGCTAGATTCTTACTTAATCCTCGTGCATTGGCAGAAGCATTTTCTGGAATAGCCTTGTCTGCTTTTTTGTAAAACATATCTTTTAATTTTTTGGCACTTGTGCGTCCTGTCAAATCCAAAAGAAACATGGCCCCTAATTTTGAGTATGTCTGCGCCTTTTCTCCTCCACCAGCGACCTCTACTCCTTCTTTGACTAAATTTGAACCTAAAGAAACAAGAAATGGTTTTGCTATAGCTTTGAATGTCTTTGCTATAACTCCACCCTTAATTGGAATTTTTCTGCCAACTATAAGAGATGTTAGATCTTTAGTCACCTCATCTGTAAATTCCTCTGTCTTTGTTTGTGGTTCCAGGTAATCACCAGCTATGTATTGTGTAACTTCTTTCATTTCTGTTGATGTCGGTGGCTGAGGAGCTGTGAATTCATCATCTAGCCCCATTTCAGAAAGCAATTTTCGAGCTTCTTCAACTTTTCCTTGACGTTCCGCTTCTTCCATTACTCTTTCAGGAATAATTTCTCCTTCAGGTGCAATCTTAGATAATCCATATTCGACAGGAAGCTGAAGCAAAGAAAGAATATCTCCTGGTAGACCTGCAATTGTTTCACCAATACGTGCACCAGTACGAGAAATATGGCGTAGCGCCTCTTGACCAAAAGACGGTTCCGTTTCTTCTATTTTCTGCTCTTTTGCAAGTCTGTCAAATATATTGGACTCAGAAACGGTTTCTTCTTTTGCTAAACGATGAAATATATTAGATTGCATAACCTAGTCCTCTAGCTATTTCTGTTGCTTTGTCTGGATCACCTTTTGCTTTTTTCAGAATAATTTGCGCAGTGGCTTCACTTAACGGTGTACCTGCATCAACTTTCTTAAGTTTTCCACCTTTTAAATCTGGACCTTGAGATATTTTACCACCAGTAAGCTCGTCAATTTGATCACGGAACCCAGCATAAATCTCATCTTTTGCTAGTTCTGACAATTCAGTTGCGCGTCTGTCAATTTCTATTGGGGATGCCTTGAAACCTAATTCCGAGTAAGCCTGGTTATGAGCTTCAGATTCGGCAATCTTCGCTTGTTTAATCGCTTTCAGTTCGTAGATACTGGCAAGCTTGGCATCATTGGGAGAAAGTATCTCTGGCAAACCTTGCTCGTAAATCTTAGCCTCATAAACTGTTGGTCTTGCACCAAACGTTGCCTTGAAGTCGTTAAATAAAGCCTTGAAACCAGTCATATATGCTTTTGACCCTGGTTTTTGGAGGAACGGTTTTAAAACACCAATATCATATTTGGTAACAAGATTACTTATGATGTCGTCCGTTGCGCCTGTTGTGACAAGATGTTCCATTTCATCCAATGTTCGCATGACACCTCTTTCAGCAATGGCCTCTGTCGAAAGTTCGTCATATCTCTTTAGGTTCTTGTTGAGATAGGCTTTTTCTTCCTCTGCTCCAGTTGCTCCACTTACCTCTTGTGCTCTAAGGACAGTTCTAATTTCCTTCTCGCTTAATGATGCCATTTCATCAGCACTCGGCTTATAACCTTGTTGTGCTTTTTCAATAAGACTAGCTCCTTCTGGTGAAATCAAATCTTGCTGTTGCGCTTGCTGCTGCTTTATCTGTGTGCCAATGAAATCAAGGTACGGCTTCTGTGCTTCAGGACTTGCTCCAGATGATGATATGTCTTTGAACATTTCCATTGGAGTCGTCTGTTCATTCCATTTCTCAGAAATAGATCCCAATTCCTTCTGTTGCCTGTGTTGTTCCAGCCTTGCAGTTAAATTGTCCATTCCCTTCGAAAGTCCTGAACCCATTCCAGCACCCAATGCTGCTCCGAATCCTGGTTTTTGTTCGATTACCTGAACCATGATATGCTCCTATACTTGTGACATTGCGAAGTTAGTTGCTGAATCACTCATTCCTTGAATAAACGTTTCCAAGAAACCTGATGTTTCCGGCCTCATTACGTTTTCGAACTGCTGTCCAGTCCCCATTCCTACCATGCCTTGCATCTGTTGTATAGCTTGCATCTTAAGACCTTCACGCAATGCTGCTAAATTCTCTTGGAGACCTGCCCCTGCACTGCTCAATGACTGACCAAAAGCACTTGAGCCTTGTGCATCTAATGAAGCAAATTGCTCCGCTATGTTCGGTATCGTGCTCTCTTGGAATTCTCTCATATATGGTGCCTCAAAAGCTTGCGTCGCCTGTGGGTCTCCAGACATAATCTGCATAAGATATTTCCAGCTATCTTGCATGCCTTGACCACCTTGCTGCAACATCATATCCATGAATTGTTGTTGCTGAGGTGTGTAGTTCTGAAATTGTTGCATTTGTTCTGGTTTGCCAAACAAAAATTCTGACATCTTAGGCATTGTATACCTCCTTAATATTGTAAAAATTCTAGCACAACATATGTCGTAACAAAAGCAGAATAATCGGCTGCTGTTGTGATAACGACATTCGTTGCGTCTACGTATATCTCTATGCCATTAGCCAATGCATTCGGGTCTGAATATGGAATTGGGATAGCACGGTTTGTTGTCGTCGCTGCTGGGTCTGTTGAGCATCCGTTGATATATGTAAATTGAGTATTAACAGTGGTGTCTATGCCATGTGCCACTGATTTAGCGGCAGTGTCAGGCAACGCACCAAAATCAACCACTATACGGTTAGCATACCTGAATACCGTTGCATCACCAGGCGTAAACCACTTCTGACCGTTCACATTAGCCACAGTGTTGTAATAGGCTATTTCTTTGTCATTCAGTGCGTCTACAATTTTCTTCAATGTGTCATCGAGAATGCGACGCAATTCATCGGGATCATCAGGTAAAATGATATCTGTAGGAACGAATGATGTAAGGCCACCTGTAGGTGCAAAGGTCATGTCAGCCTCCCACTCTGGTCAGCCCACATAGTAATGGAATATAAGTTTATCTCAGAATCATGAATCTGTGGGTCTACCTTCTGTATAGGCGATAAATTTAACTCGAACTGCAAGAACTGTAGGTGCATCCTACAAAAGAATCGGTGCAGTAGTTTGCTTTGTCCTTCAATATCAGATTCATATGGTTCTGTTTGAACGGTCGTATTAAAGAAAGAGTCAGCACCATTATTGATAGCACTCTCATCGTTGTGGTCTGCGTATAATTCTACACTGAACTGACCATTCGTAGTCTGGTCCAATAAGAAATCAATGTAACCCATTTCAATAGACTTGCCATCTGCTAGGAAATTGTATTTCTTCATGCGCGCGCGATAGTCATGCAACAATATCATTTCACCACCACCAAGATAAGTGGTTGCTCCTGTCAATATTACAGTCTCAAAAATACCCCTCTCAGAATTATATTCTGATAATGTTATATTGTCTTCAAAACCAACGACAGACTCATCAACGTTAACTATATAGGAAGTGTCGTTCAAAACATTGGCCGTTCCGAGAACACCAACTATTCGGATAAACTCTCCTGTAGATAGGTTGTGATCTGGGATTGTAAGCTGAACTGGGGTGTCGGCTACATCCGTTATAACAGTGATAGCAAGACCTGGATCGTTTCTGCTTAACTTTTGTATGTCCACAATATAGCCATGCTGGTTTCCGGCTATTACATCGGGATATAAGGATTGCAACGAAGTGTCAACCCATGCAAATTGTGCCTGTTCCCATGTTGTATCTGTGAAATCTTCCCATGTTCGGTCATCAAATTCTTGAAGAACTCCAAAACATGTAAGGCTGTCTTTAAAGAATGACCACGCTTGATTTTCAAGGTTGAAAACCAACACCTTGTCTGGATATTTTCTGTTTAAATCTGCGTCAGGATAAGTCCAGTAAACCAATTGTTTGTCATAATCTCGTATTCCATGAACCCGTGTGTTACCTTCATTTTCATTATGAATTCTAAACACTTCATCAGGTATCTTAGTGTCAATACGCTCCACATTGATAGCGTCACAGGCAATAATTCCCTTTTGACCAACTGATAACTTGCCTTTGTCCATCCTTACAGGTGAAAATGTGGACTCATCACCGAACTCACTGTCAATTATTTCCCAAACGAACGGCAGTAGCTCGTTAGCGGTATACCTCAGTCTCCATGTTGACCTCTCAAATCCTACAATAAGAGAATCTCGGACGAATGCAGCAGAAACAATCGCTTCTGATGTAGGTGCATCGATATAGCCGCCATAGCCCTGTATGTCGTGTCTCCAGACATCACCGTCTGCCATTACCAAAGTGTCAAGGAAGTCACCGTTTCGGCACCAGCGCGCTCTATTTGAGTAATTGAGAGATCCTGCTAACGTTGTTCCTTCCCATGTGTTTAATGCAACGACGCGACCTTTGAAGTTGACTAACATCAATGATTGTTCAAGAAAAGAGTTTACAGGAGTTGCAGATATCCTAGGACTGAATTGTTGCCACCTATCGGCTGTCAACGCTTCTCTGTCATAAAGATACACCTGATCGCCACCTTGATTGAAATTGGTGACGAGAAAGACGCTGCGAGGTGTGTCCGTACCACCGTTGTCAACCCCGGTCCTTGTATTCAATGTCCAAAAGAACTGGCTATTGGTACCAGTAAATGTCTGAGTGTTAGGTACGTTAATCTCTTCAAATCGTTGGTCAGTAGTATCCCAATAATATACATAAACTGTATCAAACGCAATCGTCTGCTCTGCATTGATTCCACGTAATTCTAATTGATGGATTCCCATACATGGAAGGGCTGGCCAATAATTGAAATCAATACGAACATTAGAGCCTCCTCCCCAACCAGACCCGGCAATAAGTGTTATTTCTCCAGTAACATAGTTTATCGTGCCTGTTCCACCTCCATCTCCGACAAGCGTTCCGTCTGCTGGCGTTGGTTCTGTATATATCTCTTGATCTGGATTACCAGGACTTACCGTAATAGTAACAGATCCCTGCTCAATCTCAGCATTGGCTTCAAGGGCTAAATGAGTGATGATGTTAGTGTCATAAGGGGATTTTCCTGTATCTGGTAGGTGCTCATCAGTCATTACTCGCAAAAGACGACCTATCTTTCTATACCCCTTTTTTCTAGCAACCTTATCTCTCCAGACATATGCATCTTGCAGAACAGAAAATGCATCGGGAAATAGCTGGAAGTCAGCTTTGTCTTTCTCTAAACCTGTCGCAAAAGATTGAATATAATAAGGACTATACGTCATAGGTCTATCCTATATATTACAACGTTCATGGCTGCATCAACAGCAGCCGGAGTGCCAGAAGAACTTACATAACATCTTACTTGTATTGAACCTGCTAATTTTGTTTGGACATCTACTGCTCTTTCTCTTCCACCAGCCTCCGGTGTTAATAGAGCTGTGTAGTTTGCATCCGATAATGCAGTGTCGAATGTTATGGTGTAGTCACCAACTCCATTTCTTACGACACCAGTGACAGCATCAACATTCCATCCAGTGCCCTGCACTACTCCAGCACCATTAAAATATACAAACGCCTTGACAAACGTATTCGTATAACCTGCTTCTGTTAACTGAACAATGTCACCTGCACTCTCTTCACGGTAATATAACTCAGGCTGTGTACCGCTGTCCTTAGTGTAAACCATTCCTTCATCAGCACCAGGTGTTGGATCTGCTGCAACAGCAAACTCAGGTAGAGTAACTTGCACATGAGATCCTGTCGCTCCAGCAGGAAGCAGACTGTCATGGTCTACGCTGAACTGCGTCTCTAATTGAGCAAAGTTCTCTAATATCTGTGCCTGACTTAGTGATAAGAGATCATCAGCTACAGGTATAGTATTTAAATAAGCCATCTTAACCTCTAAAATTGTTGTAGTTTACATTTCCAAAACCTTCTGCTTGAGATGAATATATCGTTGCAGCCCTTTCAGTTCTCATCTGTTCAAGGGTTCGTCTCATGCATAATCTCATCTGTTCATCAAACTGTTGGGCCAATCCGTCTACGCCCTCCAAATCTCCCCTGTCTTCAAATATCTTTTTCGCTGCGCCTATTGCTAGTAATTGCCATAGAAATTGAACCTCGGGGTTGTCAGCGTCATTCAGCAGCGCTGTGGGATAAATGAATACATCAATTTCAACTCGATACGTCTTGTCTGGTACAGGTCGTAATGTAAACGTATTGTCAAAAAATAATGACGCTGATGGTCTGCTAGCTACGTATGGCACCGTTTGTACATTTATGTTCTCTGTTGCCGGGATAGCTCCAGTAAACGTTAATGCAGTTATAGCCCCTGTAATGTAGTCTATCGCACCACCAGTAACATCTCCTGTAAACCCTCCTGCGCCATCATCAATAGCTATAAGGGCATTGCCTCCCACATCAACAGCCGAGATAGTCACGTTGTTCGTTAATACAGGAGTGTTAGTGATGGTATAGGCGTAAGCTCCAGCTATACCAGTTCCAGGTGTGGTCTCGTCAGCATTAACAAACGGATAGAGACGAAAAAACTCTGTCCTTGATTGAGTAAAATATGTTTCGTATCCAGAAATATATACTGGCGGCTGTACACTGTAATATGCTCTGGGTGTCGTTGCAGTGAATGATGGGTTTACTGTTAAATCGTAAACATCAACATTCGGTTCGGTGTAAAACGTAGCAGACTCTTTAAGATCATAAATCTTGAGATGTTGTGGCAAGTCGTTAAGATAAAATGTGTTTATATATTCATCAAGGTCTTCCGTTGCTAGCTGCAATTCTGATGGAGAAGCCGTTAACCTTCTTGTTTTCGTTCTTATGTCTTCTAATGTTGTCATATTATCTCGCTATGTTGTCTGTTGATTGACCTGATATCGGCACGACCTGAGCAGGTGTATATGGCGCTGCGGGTACTACAAATGCATTCAATCGTGATGTATCAAAATCAACAACCATCGTGGTTGATGATGGTGTGCTCAATATTGTAGCTACTTCATACTGTATTTGGATGCCATATGATAACGGTACATTGATGCGTATAATATCACCCACATTGTACTCGTGATCCTCTGATGTCGTTAAGGTAGGTGTCTGGGCATTAGTGACACTTAGCAACAAACGTCTCTTAGGTATGAAATCCGCTTCTGTACTCATTAGACTAAATTCAACCCCTGAAATGTGAATCTTCGTTCTATTTTTCCAGTACCTACATAAGGTTTACCGTCTTGATCCAATAAATGTGAATGTACTTCCCATCCACAATTATTGAGATGTTTAATCACACCAATAGGTAATTCATATTCTTCTCCATCATAAAGATGATAACTTTCTGTTTTGTCTTCTTTGTATTTGCGAAATGGAAAAGTCACAGAACCACCCTTGGGTTCGTGACATAAAAACTTTCCTTTCACTTTTTTGGAATCTTCTTTGTGTTGTTTTATTCGTACTTTTTCTGCTTCTTCTTTTGTTAGTATAACGCTTTCCATAAAAACTCCTTTGTAAAATTGAGGAGATCACCCAATATGCTAACGACCTTAACTCCTCATTGCCCGCCGGGTAAGTGCACAGTCGGAGCCATGCACTTATTGGGACCCCGGATAAACCTAGGTCTCGATTAAACGATACCCTGCACGGAATGCAATCCACTTCATCTCATCACCATCAGCACCGTCTACAGTTGCGCCAATCCTTAATGCTCTGTAGCCTTGGTTGTCCGTTGCTCCTGATAATACAGAACCAGCGTCACCAACAGGGATCACTTGAGCATGTGTGAATGGAACATCAGCAGATGCAGGGAATGCAAATGCAGTGAAAGCCGTTGAGTCGATGTCTACTGTGATGGTGTTGTTAGCTACCGAAATAGCTGTTATCTCACCAGTCAAGCCATCCATCTCTAACATTCCCATAGCAGCAGGAACATTGAAACGTACAGTCTCACCTACAGCATAGCCATGGATAACTGATAGAGTTGCAACAGCACTGCCAGCTTGTGTGATTGCCGTGATGAATCTACGCCTTGGTGCAAACATTGGAGGAGTGTTAACTCTTCGTGATACACCACCAGTTGCAGCAGCAGCAAAACCAGAAGCATCAAGATAACCAATGCTATATGTGTTCGCTGTGTCGTCAACTGTTACAGTAAATTCCATACCTGCAATCTGTAACATGCCTGTAGTAGCTGTCAAAAGCACAGTATCGCCTAAATCATTGCCGTGAGCAACTTGTGATACCACTGGAGGGCTAGCATCAGTAATAGCCGTAACGGCATTACCAACAGCCTCAAGGTTGTTTGGCTGTGATTCCATCCATCGGAAACCACCAGTTGTCCCTAACAAAGATTCATCCGTTGCTGCACCATCAGTATTTACAACTCCAAGATAATAGCCGTCAGGCATAGTGTTAAACCACTGTGCTCTCTTGACAATACCTGGGTTAGCCGTCGAATTCTGATCGGTATAATTCCAGATCTGGAAGTGGTGGACTTCAGCAGGAAGTTGCAAAATCTTATATAATCCGTCAGACTCATACTGACCTACCATAATTTCTGTTTCAGCAGTCATGTCGTCCTCCTTACGTATTCAGGGTTGTTCTTAGATTAATAACCCATGCATCGTTAGTGATGCGCGGCACCTGAGCCATCTTGTATCCAACACTAGCATTGAGAGCCAATGGACCATCATAGATAGGTGGACGATAGATGAACTGAGAGCTATAACCGTCTTGCTCGATGCAAGCGTAAGCTTCCATACCCGCAACAAATACATTGTAAATGTTCGCTGATAATAGAGAGGCTGTTGTGGTTACAGAACCTATTGAGGATAACACGAATCGAAGATTCGATACTGAACCCCATTCAGGTCTTAATGTGTCACCTTGAGCTGGATAATTTGCCTTGGCAGTAAAGCCAGTAACAGATTCCAAGTCACCGATAAGCTGGGTGCTACCCATGGCGAAATAAGCATCACGAACTGGTGCGGTTCCAAACTTGTCATCACCTTCAATATTGTCGGCAATCGTGTACGCATTAGCGTTAGCTAGCGCTCTGATTACTTCATCAATATCTTGACGAGTCATCTCAGTTGGGTTGTCACCATTGGTTCCATTAACACAGTTAATGAAAGCTGCGGTGGAACCGAGCATGTTGCGTATCAATTCATCTTCAGTCTGTCTTAATGAGACACCAAGTCGCTGAGCTGCTGAATTCAATACTGGATCTTGGTTCTGAAGCTGTACCTGTTCGTTGAGATATACATATGTCGGCTCTGTTACTTTCGGTCTCTCATAACCTACTGACCAAAGCTTTCGCTTTTGGCGGGGTTCCCTCTTCGGAGATCCCTCTCATAGTTTCCTATGAGGTCAGACTGTCGCTTATGCCGCTAGGCATCCACCTCGCTCAGTCGTTGCAGGTAGACTTAAATTACCATTCATGTTATCATACTCACCATGAAAGAGACTCTTACTGATGTAGAATTCGCTTACATGGCTGGAATTATCGATGGTGAAGGCTGTCTTTCCATTTTTAAACTTGGAAAAGATTACAAAACAAGGCAACGAGACTATCTTGCGGCTAAACTTACAATCACAAATACTAGTCTTGTATTGCTTGATTGGATAGTTGAACGCTTTGGTGGCAAGATAGGAACGAGAACAAAAATCAAGAACAGAAAAACATGCTATTATTGGCATGCTCACGGTGATCGTCTTGATTTTATCCTTGAACATTGTACACCCTTTCTTACTGAAAAGAAAAATAGAGGAGAGGTCCTCAAGGAATTTAGAAAAACATTCGACAAGAAAAGATGGGTTTCTAAACCTACACCTTCCGAAATCCATGATCTTCGTCTTTCCTTTAAAAATAAACTTCACGAGTATAACCTTCTTGGTATTTAAGTCCTTCCTTCGGGTTGTCATAGGATTTCTCCCTTAGAGTTCCCCGTAATCAGAGGCGGTTTTACTACGGCACACTATGCAGCTTTTTGCTGCGCCCAACCGTAAAAATCAATGGTAGCATCTATATTAACCGCTCTTAGCTGCTGCGCTGGTGGTGTAATACCAGAATTCCCCAATGGAACAGTCGCAGTCGCAAGTGGATTGTACCTCAGCATACGCAAGGTTGTACCACCATTAGCTGGCATGTTCTTTCTCATGGCTGGGATGCCATGAATCATATAGGGAGTTGGAACAGACAACAACTTGTAAGATAAACTTTGCTGCACTGGAGCTGGAAGCGTAGTGCTGGTTGTAATTGCCATTATTTACTCCGTTGTTACACAGAGTGACAGCTAACCCCTTCGAATAGCGTCCACCATCTCTTGATGGAGCTGTTTCTTCAGTTCAGGTGTTAAACCCTTGGAGAACATGTTTGCATCGCCTACTGAATTCTTCCCTGCTACTGCATTGGGAGATACAGGTTTTGATATGTTGCGAGCCGCATCTTTCTTCATTTGTTCAACACTATCGTTCTTGTCCAGTCCAAGCTTCTTTATCTGCTTGTAGGCTACCTTGCCTTGCATATACATGTCCTTGGACTGATTAATCATTGCCGCCAACTCTGGTTCGTTCTTAATTAAGTAATCAACATTTTCTTTACTTACTACTTCGTCAAAGTCGGCAAACTCTTGCTTCAATCGTGTAGGAGCATTGGCTTGCTCATGCTCAGCTAACGTCTTCTTGACGATATCCCTGGCAATCTTCTCTGCCTCGCGATGTATCGTCTTCTTCGTCTGACCAAGCGTGGGTATCTCAGAATCATCCTCGTCTGGCTCTGGTGGTGTCTCTTGCTTCATCTTTCCCGCGGCAAGCTCCTTCACCATCGCCATATACTCGGCATTCTGCCTTTCTAGTTCCCTACTTCGACGCTCCGCCTCGTCACGACTAGATTCAAGTGCTCTCCAGTTGCGGTCTTGTTCTTCTGCACTTGGCCTCTGTGTAGAAGTTTGCTCCTGGTCACCCTGATTCTCGCCTTCCGAGACTTGAGTGTTTTCGTCTTGTGGAGCGGCGTTGTCCACGGTTTGCGCCTCTGTTGGTATCGTCATAAAAACACTCCTTTGGTGAGTCGACCACCTGTTCAACTGTTAATTACTTAACCTTGTACCCGTCCGCAGGGCAGCGCATCGCATAGCGAAACAAGATTAAATATATTCGTATTATGTAAATTGAAATAATTATTCACAAGAAAAAAGGTGTACAAAAGGCGTACACCGAAGTTATAGCGGATTTTAGGTATAACCCAGTATAAGTTGATATAAATTTATGTCATATTGAAAGTGATCCAATTTTATGTCAATATCACCAGAAAAGTGATACCCTTTTTTGACAGACTGACCACGTCTTAAGGTGTACACCTGAAATAAGTCTTGACAACATGTTTATTTATGATAAAATAGCGGGTTAAGCGTGGAGCACGATACCACCTACCACGCAAGGGACCCGCTAAAACTTTTTCATTGACAGTAATTCGGAAATCAAATATATCTTGACTTTCTTCTTTTTTACAATTTTTTCTTCTTTTAATAGCAGGAGATACCCCCCAGAAAAAAGGAGAATGCTGCTTTAAGCCAGACTCGGCCATCCTCACCAAATAAGGTCAGGAGTGGGATTCGAACCCACGGTGACACATAAAGTGCCACTACATTCCCCTAAGTAAAAATCTAACCTACACGTCGTACCTTCGACCAGCCATTGTCCTAGGCTACTGGCCACACCTTAAGTTACCATCAAAATAAGGACGTTACGCTTCTACCTTATTCCTTCCCTCGGCTAAATTAACCATTTTCGTGGCATCATGCAAATGAGTCAGTATTACATATTTAAGGAAGTTCTTTCCACTGATAAACTAGATCATCTGTTTGACTGCGATCCCAACTAGAAAGAATTTCATCTGACCACCCACTCTGGTATATAAATTTTGGCTCAACACTGAATTCAATTTCATCTTCATATCCATCGGCAGAATCAGTGAGTATCCGAACAGCATATTTGCCATTTTCTTTAGGCGGTTCTTTGTAGGCATTATGCCACCCCGTTTGGTCACATTCACATTTCCAATCACCTGTCTTTTTTACCCCACAACAACAATACATTCCCATCATTCACCATACACCTTATCAAGTTTTTCTGCCTTGAAAAGCTTGCAGAACTCGATTAACTGCGACTGCTCTAAAGGCAATGTTGATGAATTCTCATTGATAAATTCTATCGAATTCTTGTCAGGCAATACCCACAAGAACTTCAGATCTCCCGTTGATGGAAAATACTTGAATACCGTCTGGTCATAGTCTGGAGTCGGTAATGTAAACCTGGCTAGGAAATATTGCCTTATCACATTCACCAGCAATCGCTCTCTCTTGTTTATCACCACTATGTAATATGGGTCTTTCCAGTCTTTGTGGTTCTTGATACACTCCTCAACTTGAGGTAAGAACTGCTTGTTCATCTCTTTCTGTGTGTCGATGATACCTTGCTTTTCATCGGGGTTCTTCAATAACTCCGTCGAAACTTCACCTACAGTCTTTTTGGTCATTTCTTTATCCTTTCTTTGTGCTCATGATCCTTTAAACGAATATGATAGAGAAGAACAGGATCGATCTCTGAGGGATCGGATATGTATTCTCTTTTTAGTCTTCGTCCCGTTGGCTTGACACCTGCTGTCAGTGGCTCTGTTGCAACCTGCGACCATTTAACTGTCTTTTTTGTCATTTTTTCTCCTTGTATTCCTCTAAATAATAATAAATAAATGTATATCTATCATGAAAACCTATTTCCCTTTCTGTGATTTTAGCCACAACACTACTCCCATCCTCTGCTTTCCAGGAAACAATATCTCCGACGATCATAACAGGAATTTTATAGTCGTGGTTTCGTGTAGGGTAAACCTCTTCTCCTCCCAAATAAAAGGCGACATCTGCTTCGTATTTCATTCCGTCACCGTCCATTCGTGCCCGTTAGAGCACCTATAGGTTGTTGTGGTTGTATTATGGTCTTCATCGTGGTAATTGCCGTCTTCGTCGTAATATGGTGGAAAGTACACGTCTGTTGTCATGCCTATGCTTGGATATACACAGCTTTTCTTTCCTTCATTCTCACAAAATGGACATTTCATAATTTAAACTCCTCGTCGCTGGCGAGAAACAAAAAAATGCTTGCTGCCTCAAATAATACTGGTAAAAAGAGAAAATATAATACATTTGGTTCATTCGGCTCAATTTTACCAAGCGCTATATGAATCAACACTATGATAATTACCACAAGCCATTTTATGATGTGTGCAAGGCCGAATAGTCTCATTTATACCTCTATCCCTGGCAATAGTGCCTTCAGTGCAAAAAAATAAACAAGACCACTTTCGTTGCCAATACATGCAACCATTGGGAGTCTATTGCCGCCGATCATAATAGACCCATGCACTTCATCTAAAAGGGGTGGATATATGAATCCAGCAACAAGGCCAAGAGTCTCATTAAGTTCCATAGAGCGAAGTTTTATATTGATCGCTTTTATAATAGCATCTTTATGTTCTGGGAATTTAGGTTTCATTCCTTCTCGACCTTCTTCTTGGGAAAGAACCGAGACTCTGTTCTTTGAGATTCTTGGAGGAAGGCACGAGCGATACCGCCCATTTCTTTCTTTTCTTTTTTCTCATCAATGAGTTCTTGCCTCCATTTATCTATGACCGCAGTGGCTTTTTCGCATGTCTTTTCGATTTTTTTGGTTTTATCCATGTTTTTGAGGTCTTCAGACGAAGGCACACGGTACATGCCAGTATCGCGAACTCTATATTCGCTCATTCCGCCTTCAGCGGCGGTGGTGTCTTTGACAGATATGTCGTTCATTTCTTGTCCTCCTGTTTAGCAAAAAGTTTCTCGAATTCCTCTTTTTCTTCTTTTGTATCCAACGTTCTAAGCGACATGGATTCACTGCTCTTGCACTGAGGGCACTTGATGCCTCTGAGATCACCGTTTATGACTATCTGTGCCCATTTATGTTCACATTTGTTGCATTTTGCATTATGTTTACTTTTCATTTATTGTCCTCCCTTGAATCAAGCAGTGCTTTGTATCCTTCAACAATTTCGTGATATGTCTCATAAGTTTCTTTGTATTTCTCATATAGCTCTGAATATGATTCACAAGTTTCTGCTGCGTCATTAACTGAGCGTGCTACGCCGATCAAAGCGACTAGTGCTCCTATAGTAGCGCACAATATCCCTGCAATCACGCCTATTAAAATTGCCATGGTGTGTCCTTCAATTCTTTAACTTTCATCTTCCATCCCCTTCTTGATTAAAGATTCTATAAGCTCATCAGATGCATGAAGCTTTTTCAGTGTTGCCTCAACATACTGCTTGCTAAGCTCAGGAAGCCCCTTTGCTAAACTGTCCATGAGTGCAGGTATTACAGTCTCTATGGCATCCGTCGAACCCTGAATATAGCAATCATGACAGAGCCGAATCCATTTTTCTCTTTCAGTCATCTTTCTTCTCCTCTAATTAAGCGTTGTTATATCCAATATAACATCGACACATTCGTCGCAAACAGGATGTTTATTTTTGCCAAACCGACTGACACTCTCTCCATCTGTCACCTCGCAGCAAAAGAAGCATAAAATCCACTGTTCCCCTAATTCATTTGCACATTTTGTGTTATTATCAGGAAACTTCATCTTTCACCTCTCTTTTTCTTCCGTCACCGTCCCAAAATATCGGAATTGACTCTGTTTCATCTCGCAATTTAAGCTCTAAAAGGTTACGAGTGTCTTGGCCAGTACTTATATGATATTGATGCAAAGAATCGATATAGCCATCCTCTCCAACAACAATAACAAAGTATTCACTCATCTTTCACCCCTGGGGAGTTCGATATCAAAATAATGTTTTCCAAGATCATTATTTGTCCTGATACGTGATTCTCTGTCGAATTCATTAATCATCTCTTGTGTTATTTTTTCTTCATTCACGAGACGATTCAATATAAATGCATTCTTTAATGATCGCCGGTATCCATCAACCGCGGCTATTTCAAGTGCTCTAAAAATGCTGTCCCCCATCTTACATCCCCTCCATATGCTTTTTACGCCATGCATCAGCCTTTGCCTTCTTTTCGGCTATCTTTTCTCGTATCATCTTTCTCATCTGAAGGTCAGGATTGGTGTAGTGGCGCAAGCGTGCTTGTGCAACGCGGGTGACTCTTCTTTCTGTGGGAGCTGCGTGTATTTCAATGGGTCGGTCAAGTGTGATTGTGGTGTCTCGCCTCAGGCAATCTATGATGGGCTGTAAGCAGTTCATTTTCTTTCTCTCTTTTTAAATATTCTGCTTACAAGTTTCGTTGTTAAAATAAAAAAAACAGAAGTAAGTGAGCCAACTGTGGCAGAAATGCCAACAATCTTAAACCAAAATAATATAAGGGAGTCAATTTCACTCATTTTATTCCTTAAAGTAGTTTTGGAAATGACATTCTAAAATACGTATTACGTCCTTCGCAAAATCGTCAGCGCAAGCATCAGGGTAATCCTCATGATTAAACGAAATCTTGACCGTTCCATCCTTTCTTTCTAGCTTCATAATCCAATCATCAGGTTTTTCAGTTGTACTAAATGTTATTTTTCCATCTTCGCTGTGATTCATTTTAAGACCCTGTGCCGTGCTTTGGTTCATCTTTGACAAAAGATACACCTGGCCCCTTGTTCGTCGAATATGAGCCATCTGACAGCGTATGGCGCGTCCTTGCAACCAGAGTATCTTCGTCAACGACGTAGAAGTTCTGGGTCTTTGCGATGTCGTAGTCCTGAATCTCTTCTCTAATGAACCGAATGAACTTCGGGTCTACGTCTTCGAACTCAAGCGCCTGGGCTTCCACAATAAACTCGTCACCATCCTCATCAAAAAGCAGAAGGTGTCCCTCTTTTTTAATAGAATTCCAGGTATCAATATCAGCATAAACATTCCTCTCAAAACGCATAGCATCAAAATCATCATCACCTGGTATATAAATAATCTTCATCTGAAATCCTTCACCTTCAATTTGAATTTAAGGGGAGTGCCGTTTCGAAAGCGTAATAGCGGTTCTGTTTTTGCGACAACACCTTCCATCACGTGTTCTTCTTCAGCAAAGAGCGACAATGGCTTGCTTTTGACAAAATCAACAATTTCGTCTGTTGTGAATGAGAATATGGAATCACTATATCCATTAAAAACTAACGGCGCACAAGGGATTCCAAGATCATCAGCCATATCTTCAATAACTTTATGTTCCATCCACCATACCTTATCAATATAGACATCAAAAAGACAGAAACGCTGCTCTTTTGAATAATATCCGCCACACTGAATCTTGGCACCATATCCCTCGCCAAACAACAAAACTTCCTCAGCGTCCTTAAAGACACTTTCCATCAATTCCAAGGTAAAGTGAGCCTGAAGATAAGATAATAGCTTAGGAGGGAGCATAGCGTTGTCTGTGCGACCTGCAAACGAGACCTGCGCTCCCTTTATATAATGAATGCGAATGTTCATGCCGTCGATCTTCTCTGTAATAATCCAGTTCTTGATGTTTGCGAACTCTGCACAAGCATAGTCACCTTCAATGAATTTCTGCCTGTTCTTTTGCATTGCTTGGGATGTGTTCTTTTTAAGATTTTCATCGTAATACCACCCCTCACGCTTCCATAATGAATTCATCTTCGGATATTTCATGTTATCTCCTCATCGAAAGTTCTGCCTCTTTTGACCACTTCATCCTCAAGTTCTTCTAAAGAATAAAACCCAACTGAGTTTTGTTCTTTTGCTAAAATATACAATTTCACAAGTAAAATATCGGGAATATCATTAATTTTTGGATGTTTCATTTTGACACCTCAACAGAATAATTGATTTTTTCTGTCGTGCTTACGCAAAACTTTTCAAAGTCCCAATATTCTTGAAAATCTGTAATCACCTCACTCATAATACAACAAGACTCCATTTCAACTTCGTATTTTTCTATGAGAATAGTTTCTCTGGTAACTATAAATTTCTTCTTTTCTTCACCTATCATGTTGTCTCCTTGTATAATAATCTCCAATGTAACGGACTGGCTACTGGCCTTCGACCTGAACAGATATAGGCTACCTTTCCAGTCCAAAAACCAATAGCCTCGTTAAGCTTGCCATAACGCCAAAATCTTATCTCGACAAGTCTGTGAATGTCTGGCTTCTCCCTATCAAAGGATATCCAGTCATTCATTTCACTTCCCATACATTACCTACAACAGGTTCGTCTTCGTCAAATAACGTTATCACCTGGACCTCGCAACCCTTGAAATATACTTGATGCTCTTGTCCCGCAACAATCACAAGGAAATTAGCATGATCTCTTGGCATTTTTAATTCCATCTCATCTAATGTTATAGTAGAGATTTCACCCCGTACTATCTTAACGTGTTGACTGATAGGAGTAATGTAAAAAACATCCTCTGCTAACTGTATTTGACCGTATCCCATGCTTTGCTCACTCATCCTCTCCCTCTACCTTTTCGTAAGTTTGTAAAAACACGTCCTCTTTGCAAGGATAGAACTCACCTTTGATTCCCTTGATGATATAGTCATTTTCTCCCGCATGCATTGTGCCTTCTAAGGTGTTAATATCGAGTCCAATGGCATTTTCTTTTCCAGCACCACCTTTTATTTTTCTGCATCCATCATGAGCGAAACCAATGAAATCACACATCTCGCTCCATGTATCCCATCTCAACTGAATTGCTTCAATAACTATTGGTTTCTTTCTATATTTACTCATCTTCTTCTCCTTAAATGTTTTTGGGGTCGTCTTTATACTCTGGGGGCTCTGGTAATCTTGTCCAACATTTCACGAGGCCATCTGGTTTGACTTCATCATAAGGAGTGCCATATATTTCAAAACATGGCCTAGGTAAATCTGAATTTTGCCATTTGCCGTCTTCGACTCTTGCTCCCATGAATGTATCATATACAACCTCTTCTGTGTCGTGTTCGTCTCCCTGCCAGTCGCCTGATCTAACAAGTATCTTCTCAAACTTTGGGGGTAGTTCATCCTCTAGTCTTATCCATTCACTCATCCTCGATCTCCTTCAAGTAGTTATCAATCGTTTCCTCGAATTTGTCTATCTCTTTCCGCCTCTTGCCATCCGCTACTACCTCTTTCATCATCTGCCTCAACTTGAAAGCACGGATCTCTATCTCACCGTTTAAATCCTTTAAGGCTTGAAATAACATCTTCTCGCAACTCAAAAACCGCTTCATCTGTTCTGATGACAACCCCAGCTTATCAAAACTCTTTGCTGCCATTATACACTCCTTTTGTGCTTCAGAGGCATTATTGCCTAATTGCTAAAAAATCATTGTATAACTTTTACTTTTAAATGTGAAGAAAAAAAACCGGGGTTTGACCCCCGGGGAGACATAAAAATGAGAAATGTCTACTTATATCTGCTGCTGCGGACCTTGCCAATCATTTTATTCTGGTCAGCATCTAACTCAGGCTGAGTATCAGTGTACCCGCCCTCCATGATCGCAAAGTTTCTCTTGGGATATGATTTTGTAACCACTTCTTGAGGCATGTTGGCCTTGTCATTCTTGCCAGTTCCAAAATACTTTTTCTTAGCCATTATAGACTCCTTGTGAAAACTTCAGTTGTCCGGAATTTCCGGTTAACTGAAAGGATTATTGATACCTCTATTCACTAGATAGAGTAAACCCATTCTTGCAGATCAAAACTTTATTGTGAACCCGATTTCTTCACTCGATTATTCCATACTTCAACACAATCGACATATGTCTTATGTGGCTGTGTTTCAATTAAACAATCAGTACACTGAACAGCATGACCAGGGAATTCATCATTTTTACCATAATATAAATGCTCTGGTTCACCTCCACAAAAAGGACATTCTTTTAAATATGCCATAATTTTATTGTAACCCAATATTTTGTAACGCCGTTAACCCCTCTTGAAAACCACCTGCTGAATCGTCAACTGCCTTAACAACACTCTCTTCGCTGCCCAATTGTAACGAATTCACAATCTCAAGCAATCTCTGTATCTGATTTAAGTCCATCTCTTGAAGCTCTTTTATCGCCCTTACCTTGTCGAGACGCGCACTCGCTATGTTCTCAACTGCCTCAGCTTCACGCTGGGTCGCTAGACTGCGGTTCTCCTCAACTCGACTGATACGCTCAACACCAAGACCCTGGTTCGCTAATGCTCGTGACTTGAGATCGTCAATCTGTGCTTTCAGTACCTCCATCTGTACCGCCTCTTGCTTCTGCTGCTGCTGTGCTTGCTCTTGCTGACGCTTCTGCATGTTCTCAATAACTTCAGTCTTGTTCTGTATGTTACTCGCATTGAGCAAGTCCTCTGGTGTGATCGGTAATCCACCCTGCGCTAGCTCCCACATCTGTGCAAACTGCATCTGCTTCTGTGTCGTTGTGTTGAGACCGTCCTCAACTTCAATGTCAAACTTCTGAAACGCCTTCTGCCTGAACTGAGGCGATACCTCCTCACCTGTAATACGAGATATCTTTCCCTCTCTGAAGTTCGCCTGAATCATGTCTATCATTATCGATCCAAGCAGCTTCTGTGAATAGTCTAACTGGTCGAATAACTTCTGTAATGTTGTTAAACCAGCCCCCTGCCTCAACATAGATAAGATCCCGGCTTTGTCATCATCAGCAGCTCCGAGAAGCTCCTCATTGATGCCCGAGATCTTCATTATCTCGTTCCCCAATGCCTCACCTACCTGAAGCATGGATGGGTCTATACGAGGCGGTTCTATCTGTTTCACGGCACCTATCATCCCTGCCTTGACCGCTACGCCCTTCCCCTGGCCTGTCATAAATGCGTCCTTGGGATTGACTAACGCCTGTTCTTCGTAAATCAGTCCAGAGTTTATCTGTGACTCAAATATGTCTAACTCAATGATCTTGCGACGATTGTATAAATACTGAGCATCACGCAAGCCACGTACAATACCCTGCATCCTCCATGGATAATAAGGTAAGTCAGGATCGTAGTATCCTAATACTGGTATAAATGGATATCTGTCGATAGGATGCAACTCGTGACCATATGGGTTCTCACCATGATAGAATACCCTGCCGTCAACACAATATACCGTCTTTACCGTAGGTATATCGATAGTCTTTTCTATCCTATTTGTATCTAAAGCTACAAACTCCTCAAGCGTCTCGTCATCACCAAAATACTCAACAGTATCGCCAGTGACAACATCCTCAATTATACGCTGCGTGCGTGTGTCAATATACCAGAACTCATCAAGCGCTATAAGATTGTTCTGACCCATACTATAAGACTCAGGCATGTAGTTGAACTTGCCGTCTCTATTGCCTCGAGGCTGTATCTCCTCAATCTCTTTCTCCCTTCCCGGGAACAACGCCATTAACTGCTTCTTCGACTTCCATAGTCGCCTCCATAGATAATTGCAGTCGCTAAGATCCTTCTTGCGCCAATATGGGTCCATCAGATAGCTGTTGTACCCTGTATTGTCGACACAGATGTCACCATTGACGCTATCACGGCGGTAATCCATCCATACACTTAACAGGTTCATCCCAGTCGTACACGCACCCTCAAACGCATCGCTAATCGTTTCCAATATGTTGTCTCGCTTCGTCGCCCAAAATAATGTCTTGCTGATTTGATCCGATGTGTATTGATCGCTGTTCTCTATCGGTATCGACACCATGCTCTTTCGTGTCTTTCGCTGATGACCCGTCACCATGTTGATGTTCGATCGTATTCTGTTAAAGTTGAAATGCTTCTTCGATATCCTGGGATTACCGTAGATCTCATTCCATAGCTGTTGGTCGCCAGCCTTGAAACGTGAGTCAATATCAGCTTCAACCCAATAAGATTGATTGATCGTTATTGATTCCCGGTATGCATCCTCCATCATGGACTTGATGTCTTTCTCGCCTCCATCTGCATAATATCTCTCGTTAAGATTTGGTTGTATCATATCCTCCCCCTTCAATATGGATCTCTAAAAAACGCGGGTAAGTTCATTTGCATTTGCATTCCCATTGCTTCATGGTAACGCATGTCTAACTCCTCCGGTGTCGTCGCATTCAAACCTTGCTCAAACCAGAACATAGCTGCATAACGGTCCGCATCCATACAGTGATCGTTTGTTTTCTTTGGCTTCTCCTCTCCGAGTAACGCTGCTTTCTCGTCCCATACATATGTCTGCATCTCTTGCAACGTAACCTTGCATTGCTTGCATATCTTCAGCGCTCCAGTCGTCAATAACTGAGCGTAAAAACGTATACCGTCAAGCACATCGTTGTTGGCTTCCATTATGTTCATGATTCCTTGCTTGCGACACTCCGCTATGAAACTCGCTGCCGATGGATCGATCAGTACTGCCTTGACGTTGTATCCATCACAGAACTGCACTAGATCTTGTGCGTACTCCTCGTCTGTCTTTTGCCTTAACTTCTTCTTCGATGACCAGTAGTATTCCTTCTCTTTCCACATGTTAGGATACTTGTCGGGATTGTAGCCGAACAGACCAAACGCACATGGGTTCACGGTTCCATAATCAACACCTACAACATAATACTTGCCCCTGCTCTGTGGAAACGGTATGCAATGGATGTCCTCGTCGAAGAAGTCGTAAATCGTACCTTCAGCCAATACCCAGTCGCCATCGATAAATCTGCGATACCACAGACCTCTATACTCCATCTTCAAATTATTCTTATAATCAGCAGTCAGACTCGGGTTGTCGTCAAGAACAAATTTGAATCGCTTGAGATCTAACTCCTCGTGTCTGTCCATGTAATCAGTTTTCAACCAGTGGAAAGGACTGTCCGGGTTGGTCGTTAGAAACATCTTTGCACCTTCAACACTGAGACGTGACAATAACATCTTAAAGAAGTTCTCGGGTATCGTCGTGCCTTCGTCAACTAATGCACCTGCAAACGTACAACCCCTTATCTTACCTTCAGCACGATCATCGTTAGCTCCGATAACATGCACAACGCGACCCCATAAATGCAGCTCTCTGTTGCCTGAGAAGTACTGCATCTCTGCACCTAATAACCGTGCTAACTCTGATATGATGTTTCTCTTTAATGAGTCTCCTGACTTGCCGATGATGCACATGTCGCCCTGAATGGACGAGGAAGCAAACTCGATGAACCTTAATAATGCGCTAAACGATTTACCAGAGCGGACCGCACCTTCCCAAAAGTTCAAACGCGCGTCTGATTGCCAAAGATTGCTTTTGCTTGTCCGATAACTCGTGTAGCATAACTATGTAACATCTTCTATTTTCTTTTGACCGTTAATGTAATCAAGTATCTCACCTTGATGTTTTAACTCTTTCTTCAATGCTTTAATCTTGGCTTGCGCTTTTATTAGTTCTTCTGTTTCTAAACTCTCATTTACTTCCTTTTGAACCCCTAGCACTCTAGGCATAAACGTTTTAATTACCCACTTGTCAGGACTTTTTTCCATTGATTGTTTATACATTTTACGACCCAGTATTCTTAAAGCACGTTTATGGTACTCACTCAATATGGCAGGGTAATCTTCTACTAAACCATGAAACCAACTATCTGACCTCTCATGTCTTTCTGAGAATTCAGAAAGGTGCCACACTCCTGGCTCTGATACACATGCAATCAATTCTTTTCCCAATTCATGTAACTTATCATCAGTCCATATAATTTGATGTCTGCATCCTTTTGTTTTACCCATGATTTGACTCACCTCTCTTATATTTAAGCCATTTTTGGTAGTTACCTAGGGAATATTCAGCCTCGAGTTCAAGTCCTTTAGGAAGTTTCAATCGTTTGCATGCTTTACATTTCAATGCTTTCTTTGTGGCTCTTATCCGGCCAACACGGGGCATATCCCCTCCTAGTTATAATGTTATTTTGAGAGAGGGGTTGATAAATGACAAGATTTTATTTTGTTGTTTTTTTCTTGTGCAATTAATTCTTGTTGTGGTATAGTGTTTGTTATAAGTTAGAGGATCGGCTCCATGATCCGCTTAGCACGGGATATCCTCGGAGTGTTGAGCCTTCCTTTGACAGAGATAACAACAACAAAGGAGAAATAGCATGAAGAAAACTGTAAGCACAAACGATTTTATAGTCAGCTTTTCGGGACAATACGAAAACAATTTCTCAGATGAAGGGAAAATAGCGTTGTACGATTATTTGATAGAACTAGAGGAGAGCATCGGGGAGGAGTTCGAACTTGACCCGATAGCTTTGTGTTGTGAGTACGCTGAATATGAGGACTTTGAGGAGTTCCGATCTGAATACGGAGAGGAGTACAAAAGCGTTGCCGATATCCGTGAAAAGACCTCTATGGTGTGTGTTGGCGAAAACGGTTTCATAATTAGCATATTTTAAGGAGATAGCATGAACGAAGAAGAGTACAAAAAATGCCTAGCAATATTAATTAACAACCTTGAGGGTAATTGCTGTGATTTCAGACCAATATCATATGAATTCGCTTTAAAATTGGCTCAATTTGGCAAGTATGTTTTAGGCGGAATGACTTGTGAGGAAGCAGCACAGCACCAGCAAAAACAGGAGAGAGAATGAAGGTAAAAGATCTAAAAGAGTTACTTGAAACCTTTCCGGACGATTACGAAGTTATGATAGAGGCTGACTGTTGTGATTCGTTCCATGGAGGATGCGAAGTGCTTGAGCCTGGGATGGTATGGAAGGATGAAAAATGTAAAGAATTGGTTTTTACAATAGAAACATAGAGGAGAAATAGAATGTTTATAGCACTTTTATTTTACGTACTTTTATTTTCAATTTTAGGAGATTAGCATGAAAGTATCAGAAAAAGAACTCATGGAAGCGTGTGAAACAGCATTTACTAATAGCTGTCAAGATACGGATGATTTAGTTTGCTATGGCGCAAGTTTGCTGAAGGCCATAATCACTGGGAAGCATGGCCTTGTTCAGGAAATGATTGATGATGCAACAGCAATTTTAAAAAAAGACATTCACCTAGAATTCTAATTAACAGGAGGAGATTAGCATGATGGATAGTGACGACAAAGACACAGATGAGCTTGAGTGCAAGCTGAAAGAGATATTCGAGTTTTCTGCGGAAAAAGGTATTGATCCGGCTGATTTATCTCTTGTTATGGGTACATATTTATCACTGGTGGCTCTGGCCACGTTTGGCAACACCCCTCAGGCTCGGAAGGCATTACAAATAAGCATGAAGGTGGGGTTCGAAACAGCGCTTAAGCATTATAAGGAGTTTTCAAGTTTATGATATTATTTATTTTATCGATGATAAGTTTTGCCATTGGCATTGGTGGTGGAATGTTATTGGAAAAGACGAGAAGGATCATTAAGGAGACAAAGAGAAAAAGAAGGGAGTTAGAGAAATGGAAATCATGGTAGAGATAACGAGTGTGTTTGGGGTAGAGAGAGTTTACCCACGTTGTGAGAAGTCGGAGTTGTTTGCGAAGATAGCTGGCACGAAGTCTTTGACCGAGGAGACAATAAATTACATCAAGGCTTTGGGATATAAGATTGTGGTGTATCAAGAGAAGGCGGAATTATGACCAATTTTGACATAGACCTAGCATACGAGGCTTACACGGATAAGTTGTACGAACTTTACATCAGTGGGGAGCCTGAGATGAGCGAAGAAGATGAAGAACGTAACAATATATGGGGAGAAGAAGATGCACGTTGATTTTCATATAAATGATGAAATGGACATACAATTAACAGATTTGCCTGATGTTGGCAATACTGTACTAACGATATCACAAGATGGTAAGGATGTTTCGCTGTATTTTGATGGTGAAACCTACAAGGAGTTTAAGAAGATTATTATGTCTTTGGATTCCAAGTTAGAACAACTTCAGTCCGAGGAAACTCAGAGTAGATTTTTTTAGCTTCGAGGTACCAGATTTGGCTATCATCGTGGAAAATGATATCATTCATTGCATCGAGGGTGAATTTAATCAGATTGTCGATGTCGGGTTTTTTTATATGTGGTGTGCGGTTATGAATCATTTCGAGTCTTTTCTTTTTGGATGTGCTTTTTGGTATTGGCATATGGTAAGTAATACTTACATCTAAAGAGCAGTCGATTGGGTGAGGTAATATTTCCTTGAATTGTTGAGACATTTGCAATCGCGCCCAGTTTTTTTTATCTTTATGAGGGTCCCATGCGAAGGCGTGAGATCCTCGTACTGAGAAGCGTGGACGGCCTTGTGCTTGAGGGGGTTGGGGTATTGTTAGGACTATTGTATTAGTCATCTATCAGCTCGTTTGTTAGTATGCTGTGTTGTGAAGTATAGACATCAAACGGATTACTAATCTTTTTTTCAAGTTTTGATATTTTGTTGACATTATCCGTACACATTTGAGTCAGTGCACTTGTAATATCAATTTGAGTCATAATGGTCTCATTTTTTGCATCAATAGTGTTTTTAAGTTCAAAGATTATCAATGCGAGCTGTGCTCGCGTGAAGCATCTTAAGAATTTACTTCCTTTATTTTGCATATTTCCCCGCATTTGTTACAGATGTATTGAATGGACATGACTAGGGAGTCGGTGTCCAAGATATTCAGTTTACCGAAGTCGTCGGTAGTGGT